CGAACCTTCATCAAAATTATATGCCGGCAATTTAAAGACAGATTGGATTGATTCGCTTGGCATTCACGGTTGGGTCGGTTCAAGCGGCAGAGGCAGAGTTGCCGGAGTAGGTATCAAAAATATGAAATCAGATTATGAGTACGTTATAGGTTTTTCAAATGACGAGGCTCAATATTGGACAAAAGCATCTGATTCAAACGGATACTTCTCCTGCACAAATATGCTGCCGGGAACATACACAATGACAATTTACAAAAACGAGCTTGCTGTTTACACAACTGATGTAACGGTAACTGCAGGCGGTACAAAAATTTTAAATTCAATAACAATTACCGATGACCCGTCAGACAATGACGTAACATGGAGAATCGGCGATTGGGACGGTACACCGCTTGAATTTAAGAACGGTTCACTTATGACTAAAATGCACCCGGCAGACAGTCGCGTTGAATCTTGGAAAGGCAACTACATTGTCGGCACATCAGACGCATCATCATTCCCTTGTTACATCTTTAAAGATGTCAATAACGGACTTATAGTATATTTCAGACTCAATTCCGAACAAGCAGCCAAAGACCACACTTTGAAAATCGGTATTACAGGAAGTTATATCGGCGGACGTATTCAGCCATCGGTAAATTCGTGGACGTCTAAATTACCGTCAGCATCGAATCAACCGGGTACTCGTTTAATGACAATCGGTACTTACAGAGGTAACAATTATACTTATTCATTTACAGTACCTGCATCGGCATTTAATAAAAACACAAGAGATTGGAACCAGCTTAAACTTAACGTTATAAGCGGTAGCAATGGCTCGGATTATCTTAGCCCGGCTGTATCAATCGACTGTATCGAACTTGAATAGTACAAAAAAGACACCATTTAGCATTTGCTAAATGGTGTCTTTTAAAATACCGTTCTTTAAATTAGAACTTACCAGCCTTTGCAGCTTCCTCTACGGAAACATATAAAGTTAGGTTTCAAGCCATTTTGAGATCAAAAATGTATGTATAGTGTATGTTTAACCTATACTTTTTTATTTCTGATACGGTCGCATAACATCAAACTGCTAGTTATCTGACTCTTTCTGTTTATTATATTGGCTTGTACTTAAACCTAATACAACTCCCAGAAATGTATCTATTGCGGTTATTGATCCCACAACTTGTTCGCCATATGGAAGATTCCATATTTGTGCCAAAGCAAAATATAAAGTTCCCAAAGCAGGTAATAGATATGTAGCAATCCATTTCAATACGTCATACGTCTTGTCATTCATTTTCATAAAAATGCCCCCTATCAAATCTTCACATTTATAATTTTGGCAATCAATTTTACTGTTCTGTGTATTACAACACACGTCCATAGCTTGGCATCTGTTAGATTTAAACCATTTCCGGTACCCGATATGATACCTTTATCTATGCACCATTGAACAGCCTCTTTTGCCCAACCAGGCATATTTTCATCCACAAAATTATAAATCATTGGATTTTTCAAAATTTTCACTTCTTCTTTCAAAGATGCAATTTCTTCTCCCATTTTGTTTATAATTTCATCATAATTTTTCATATCATCATCCTCGTTTCCGGCTTGACCTGTTATTCCTTTACATATTGCTGATGCCATCTTCTTAGCACCAATACTTTTGTATTCATCTGCATCATCCGTATCAACAAAGCAACATTCAACTAACATGGCTTTAGCATTACTTCTTCTAACAACATATAAGTTTGAACCATCTTTTATGCCTCGGTTTTTAAATCCCAATTCATGAATAGCTTTGCAAGTATTCTCTGCCTCTGGAAATATTTTTCCTCCGTATGTAAATACCTCTGTTCCTCTACCGCCACCACTATTGAAATGAATTGATACAAACAAATCTAGCGGATGTGCATTAGCCATATCTATTATTTGTCTTAAATTAGACGTCGTTGATGGAGCATAATCATTCGTACAGTCATGCACAGTATGCCCCTGCGATTTTAACATATCGATAAGAATTTTTCCTACAGCCCGAGTTTCTACACTTTCATCAATACGTCCAACAGCTCCACAGCCTGGTTGTCCGCTAACAGTGTGTCCACAGTTTATACCTATTCTCATACATAACACTTCCTTTTTTAAAAACCTATATGAGTAAATATGTATCCGACAATTATACCAACCACGGTGGTAACAGCATGAGATAATAATTTACGCCACATCTCTCCATCCCTATTCTCCAGCACTTCAAGACGTTTACCTTGGCGAACCTGCTCTTTTAGCATACTCTCCATGTTTAATGCAAGTTTCTCAATAGACGTGTTAAGAGCATTAAGACGCTCGATACTCTCTTCTAAAAGTTCCAAGCGTCTATTTTGTCGACTATGTTCTTCCTCTATTCGTCTACGAAATTCTTCATGTTCAGCTCTTGTAATCGGTGTATCCAACATTACTCACCACCGTTTATTAGTTGTATTAATTCCTTGTATTGCTCATCGGCAATACGATTAGCCAACAGAAAAACATCCAATTTATCTTTCATTTCATTTTTATCGTATTTACCGCTTGCGATTATTTTTTTGCAATAACCATAAGTCATATCATTTCCTCCTCTTTACAATCCCAATTCCATTTTAGACATTCTATAATCCATATCAAGATTAAATTCATCCTGTGCTTGTGGCAAAGACGCCTCATATGCTTCTTTACTTCCGTATGAAGCAATTTCATTAATTTCTTTGTTAAAATCTTGCGTTTTTACTTCAAGACCACTCATATAGGCATACTGTTCATTATCAAGCTTTACCTTTGATATAAGTTCCAAAAGTTGATGCTTTGGTATAATTTGAGTTTCTAACTCAATTAACCCATCATCATTTACATAATAGTCTTTATCTACAAACTCTTTTTTGTCAATATCTTTGTAGTGACGTATAACTAATTTATAGCTATTTAAACATATTTGATTATTTATTATCGAAAAATTATCAATTATATCCATTATGTCCTCCTTATCCCGTAATCATCGTTCCTGTATTAACACTCCCTGTCGGAAATGATGTATAGGATTGTGAATACTGCATTGCATTGCCTATAAACTGTACTTTATTTGAATTAAAATTCATTTCAGAACGTCCGATAAAAGTATTTCCTATCATTTGAGTTGGGCAAAGTATTTGAAGCTTGTAATTCTCGGACGAATTAACACCAGTAACCGCATTTATGAAAAAACAACCTTCAATTTTACCAAAAGTCAAATATGTACTTGCCGTATAATTGATAGTACAATCTCTTAATGAACATAACTTTTGCTCTGTATTTGTGGTGTAGTGACATAATGAATGATTTCTATTTTTCAGAGTAATATCACACTCATCAATAGTCACTTTCCCGTTTATAAAATTTGTTCTACCATTACCTTGTCCTGTTAGTTTACTATTTCGTATATATCCTGTTGCGTTAGTGTTATAAATAAAGTTTAAATCATCACCACCTGAAGGCATAGATGGCGAACACTCATTCTGCAATGTTATGGAGCTGTCATCTATCTCTATTTTGGTACAATCAATACCACAATAGCATATATAGCTTGTGCTATTTCTAATCCACAAATGAATTTCGCTTCTTTCCACTTTAAACAAACCAGATGACTTAATAGGTGTACTTCCCAAGTTCTGTGCTGTGGTAACATCTAATCTTGAAAACACATTATCAAAATATATACTACCAGCCTCGATACATAATTGTGGTATTAACTCCATTGCAATATTCTCAAAATATAATGGATATGAAGCTTTTGAGTCAGAAGAACTGCTCCGTGAAGTTATGATACCGTTATTACTAAATTTTAATTTAGGTCTATCACCTGCATGCTCACCAGACAGCTTAGTTGCGTGATTACCTCCGTACATATAAATGGGAGCGTTTATTGAATAATTACCGTTTTTTAAAATTATCCTCGAACCATTTCTTGATGCATTTATAGCCTCTTGTATTACCTCAACATCGGACTTTCCATCAATTCCGCACATAAAATCAACATCACTTATTGAAGGAGGTATTCTGTAACCGTCAACATTAATTGTACCTACTACTATATTGCTGTGGTCGATTTTTCTCTTTTCGAGGGTACTTACCCATTCTGTACCATCATATATAAATTCAACAATTTCACCTGCTTCCCAAGAATTTGGGTATTGTTTATTTGTAGAGTTGTAACCACCATTATAACCTTTAAAGACACCGTACCCCTTGTATCTGATACTTTTAGCACCTGTATTATTTACATTTAGAGTGGCTTTTGTTGTTGAGTCGTGTGCATATGTAAATTTGATAAACACACGCACACCTGTAACAAGTTTAAAATTTGTTATGGAAACTGTTTTTGCTACTGTACTTCCACTTGTATTGCATACCGCATAAGGTAGTTGTTGCCATACAGGAGCACCACTACCATTACTAATCAAATTATACCCTGCCGGTCCCCCACTCGTTGGTGCATACCACGACTTGCTTGCCGTTGCCGAACCGTTATAGTTCGTTGCTGAACCGTTCATTGTCAATGTCAATGAATTCGGATTTTGCATTGACGTTGGTTTGTTTGATAGGTCAGTATATGAACCTGTAAACGCTACCGTTTTTAGGTCTGTGAAAAACTTTTTTATCTTACCGAACAACACGCTGATTGTTTCCCCCGATACGATATTACTGCGGTTTGTAGCCGTTTCAAATGTTGGTTTTTCTAAATCATCAATAATACTTTCGACATTATCAATGTTGTCATTTATTGCCTTTGGAACGTCCGCAATGTCCGTATATTCAATTTTCTTAAATCCCTTTTCCGTTATTTTTGCCATAGCTCATCACCTCACTGCACGACTTCGGCATTACAGTCATCATTTTTTTTAATTAATCTGTGATATTCAAAATCACCGCAATCCGAACTTGATGAAATTTCAGCCGAGAAAATATAATTATCAGGTGGTTGTGGTCCTCTGCCCGATACAGTTGTACCACATATCAACGATATACTGTCGCTGTCATAGTCATAACATATATACATATAGCATTTATCGTATGATTGTGTTGGATATGTCGCAGTACCTGTTACTTCTTTTCTCGCAATATAATTCACTTTAGGTTTTACAATGAAATTGTAGCCGCTTGAACCTTGACTTATGGAATACTCTAAATCAATTTTCTTGATTGCTTTTAATTGCTCAATTTTATTATTCATTTCAGCTATTTTTGAATTAAACACATCAAATGTCACTTCAGCATTTAATGTGACATCAACTTTGACCGATGACGATTCCGTTATAATATTCAGAAAATCAATAGTTCTGTAAACATTATTTGCTCCTGTAAATTTTGGAAAACCCTGTGCATTATCATCGCATCTCGTATACATATAAAGTATCTCACCTTCATCGGGGTCTTCTGCCATAATGCCGATTTCATGCAAATAGAAATCCATATCACCATTTTTGATTCTGATACGAATATTCACTGTTCCTGCCGATATTACGTCAACATTGACTATATCAACTGTTGCAGTCGATGATGTTGTTCCCGTTTGGTGTGATGGGATTTCCGATTTCAGTGCTGTCAGTGTTGCAACTGATTCGCCTTCGCATAAAATACCAGAACCAATAACCGCTCTGGTTATTTTCAATGGTTTTCCCGTTTTTAATTTACTTTCCAACATCAATCCCTTTGCAGTATATTGAATTTTTGAAAAACTACCGATTGTTTCAGCCATTAATATCCCTCCCGTTGCAGAATTTCAGCATATGTGTAATTCTGTAGTGTTTCATATGTTTGATTTTTCAATATGTCGTATGTGGCATATTTCACACATTCCACAGTTTCAATCGTACTATCTGCCACGACATGTGTAGAAACATATTCCTGTATTTTACCTACTTCAACATCGTGTGAATTGTACGTTATTGCGATATGTGCAGGTTTAATTTCATTAACGCTTTCAGCAATATCCTGTAACAGCGATGTTTCAAACCCCGCTATTACAACCGTAT